CCTTCCGCCCCTCGCCCGGTCCGTTGCGAAAATCCAACAGCGCAATCCGCAAGTCCCGCCGCCGGCCCGGCCAGCTGCGAACAGCTGTGCCGTGCACTGTGCGCTGTGCGCTGCGCCCGGCGCCCGGCCGCTGCGCTCCGTGCGCTGTGCGCTGCGCCGCACCACAGCTGTTGACCGTGCGCCGCGCGCGGGTCGCAGGGGGCGGGGGGCCGGGGGGCTGGCGCTGCTTGGAAGGGCGCAGGTGCTTGGAACTCTGTAAAAAAGGGGGAATGAAATCAAGGACTTAGCGAGGGTTTCTCCGCCCCAGAACGTGACGCACTTCGCCCTGTGCCCGGTACCGTAGTTGCGCTACTACTCGTGTCAGAAATCCAAGCAGTTTTCCGCATCGTGCATGTCACATTTCACAGGGCGAAACGGTTAGATTGAGAGAGGGGGCACTGGTTCTCCCGACCCAACTCACTCCCGCCCCCGATGACCCCCACCCTGCAAAGCGCCGACGTTCTAGCTGCCACGAGCGGCACGGAACTAGGGGCTGTTGACGCGCCAGCTGTGGAACAGCGCGCCACCCTTTCCCGCCCGCCGCTCGACCCGGTGCACCAAGCAATCGTGGACGAGCGGAAGGCGAACGCCGGCCCGGGGCGCCCGAAGCGCCCGACCCGCGACGCCCTCATCGAGCTTCAGTACCGGAACGTCGGGAAGCTGTCCGAGCGCGTGATGCGCCGGCTGGAGCGCGCGCTGGACAACGACAACGACCCCCTGCACGAGATGGTGGTCGAGAAGCTGATGCAGCGCGTGGTGCCGATGGCGTTCTGGGAATCGCTCGGCAAGCAGGAGTTCCGCGAGGACGAGGCCGGCGCCAAGGCGCCGCAGTTCGTCATCAACATCGGCGCCGCCAAGGTGCCCGACATGCCGCCCGCGATTGAGGTGGTGCCAAAGGAAAAGTAGTGGACCCGATTCTCCGCTACGTCCTCGGCTACATCGACTCGCTGCCGCAGACGTCGTTCAACGAGGTCCGCGCGCAGCGCGTGGCCGCGGGCGACAACCAAGAATTGCAGCGCCGCCTGTCCCATGAGGATCGGCGCGCGTTCGCGCGTGAGCAGGTGCGGGACAACGGGCTGTTCGGCGCCGCCGGGCTGGCGGTGTCGATCCCCGCCGAGCAGGCGGCCAAGGCATTGGTCGCCGCGCCCGTTCTCGGGCCGGCGGTCGAGAAGGTACTGGAGAGCATCGGCCTGTCGGCGCGCGGACGCAGCGGCTTCCACGAGCCGGGCGTGGCGATCAGCGCCGGCTACAGCGGGCTGTTGCAAGGGCTGGACGACCGCGGCGTGTTCGGCCGGGGGCAGCGATGAAGGTGCTGCTGGTGAACGGCCCGGAGGATGGGGTCCAGATGGACGCGCCGGAGGGCGCGCGCCCCGAGGACTTGCGGCTCGACTTCTGCCTGACCGAGATGGCGGTCGAGCACATGAGGCACGGCGGGTTCGATCTGCGCGGGGTGGAGCACGACTTCTCCCGCATGGTCTACCGCTGGCGGTACCGCTTCAAGTTCATGCTGCCGGGCGGTGTCGCCGTGCTGGACTGCGTATGAGGCGCGCGTCCCTGTCGCTGATCCCGGTCGGCTACCTCTGCCTCACGGACAACTTCTGCCTTGCCGTCTACGGCAAGAAGCCGGCGGCCGGGCATCGGCTGATGCTGCGGCTGTTCTTCGGCATCAAGTGGCGGGACGCGTGAGCGGCACCGCCCTTCAACTCGACCTCCACCCCGGCCAGCGCAAAGTGTTCGACTCGCAGGCGCGGTTCCGCGTCGTGGTGGCGGGGCGGCGGTTCGGGAAGTCGTGGCTGGCGCTGATCGAGTCCGTGGTTGCGGCGCTCGACCCGCGCAACGTCCAGCAGATGCCGGTCTTTCTGGTCGCGCCGACGTACCCCAGCGCGCGCACGATCTACTGGAAACGCGCCCATCAGATGTTCGGGGCGCTCATCGTCAACGCCAACGTCAACCTCGGCATCATCGAACTGGCGAACGGCGTCGAGATTCACATCAAGGGCGCCGACCGGCCCGACGCACTGCGCGGGGTCGGCCTCTGGTTCTGCACGCTGGACGAGTACGCGGACATGAAGGATGAGGTCTGGGAACTCATCATCCAGCCGGCGCTCTCGGACGCGACTCGCTACGGCGGGGGCAGGGCGCTTTTCATCGGGACGCCCAAGGGGCGCAACAAGTTCTTCACGCTCGCCGAGCAGGCGCGCGAGGACGACACCGGCGAGTGGGAACTGTTCCAGTTCACGAGCGCCGACAACCCGTTCATCCCCCAGAAAGAGATCGACAGCGCGCTCAAGCGCATGTCGAGCGCGGCGTTCCGGCAGGAATACCTCGCGTCTTTCGAGTCCACCGGCGGCGCGGTGTTCCAGCGCGCGTGGTTCAAGACCGGCGTGGCGTTCCGCGAGGGCGACTACTTCATCACGGCCGACTTGGCGGGGTTCGCCGACGCTGGCGAGGCGCTGATGCTGAAGTCGTCGCGCCTTGACGAGCACGCGATTGCGGTGGTCAAGGTGCACGGCGAGAAGTGGCACGTCGAGGAGATGCTGTACGGCCGCTGGCCGGTCGCCGAGACGGCGAAAAAGATCGCCGACGTGGTGAACAAGTACCGCCCGAAGGGGCTGGGCATCGAGCGCGGGGCGCTCAAGAAGGCGGTTGAGCCGTATCTGCGGCAGGAGATGCAGAAACGGGGCGCGATGGTGCCGATCACGGCCCTCACGCACGGCAACCAGCTGAAAGAGGACCGCATTTCGTGGGCGCTGCAAGGGCGCTTTGAGCACGGAAACATCACTTTCGAGGCCGGCGCGCGCTGGATCGACAAATTGGAGGACCAACTCCTCCAATTCCCCAGCAAGAAGGTCCACGACGACCTTCCCGACGCGCTTTCGTACATCGACCAACTGGTCCAAGAGTGCTTTTGGACCTCAAACGAGGACACAGGGCCGGGCTGGCAACCGCTCGATGACCTAACAGGCTACTAGATGGCGAACATCCGAACGAAATCTGCTCAGATCGTGAGCGACGAGCCTCTGCCGGCCTCCGCGCCGCGCGGAAAGTTCGACGCGCTCGCGCAGTGGGTGCTCGCCAAGACCGATTCGTGGCGCAACTGGCGCAATTCCAACTACCAGAGCGATTGGGACGCCTACGAGCGCCTGTGGCGCGGCAAGTGGAGCGCGGACGAGCGCCAACGGCAGTCGGAACGCTCGAAAATCGTCACTCCGGCGCTGTCCGAGGCCGTCGAGAACGGTGCCGCCGAGATTGAGGAGGCCGTTTTCGGCCGCGGCAGCGATTTCTTCGACATCGAGACGGACGAGGAGCTTGTCGAGGAGCCGGGCGAGGAAAACGTACCCGAAAGTGGTGGGATCGCACCACAAATGGGTATGTCGCCGCCGATGGGCGCCCCGATGGGGCCGCCGGGCATGCCGCAGGGCATGGTTCCGCCGCCGATGCCCATGTCGCCCATGCCGGCCGCCGTGCAGCGCACGATGGACCCGATGGATGCGGTCGAACTGACGCGCGGCTCGCTGCGCGACGACCTCCAGCGGTCCGACTTCGCGTCGAACTGCACCGAGATCATCCTGCACTCCGCGGTGTTCGGCACCGGGTTCGGCGAGATCGTCACGGTCGAGAAAGTGCTCAAGCGCCCGACCTCGGACGGCCTGTCGTCGACCGAGGAGACGTATGACATGCCCACGCTGCGCGCGGTGTCGCCGCGCAACGTGCTCGTCGACCCGAACGCCAAGCGGATCGAGGAGGGGCTGGGCATCGCCATCGAGGAGGAGGTTTCCCTCCACCTGCTGCTGCAACAGCAGAAGGCTGGCGATCTGGACAAGGACGTCGACCTCAAGGCGCCGGCACTGGAGGCCGACGACCAGTTGAGCGGCGACTCGCAGGAAAAGAGCGCCTACGACCAAGACAAGGTGCACGTCATTCGCTGGTACGGGCTGGTCCCGACCAAGCTGTTGATGCCGGAGAACCACAAGCGCAAGGACGAGCAGGGCAACGAGGTGTTCCTGTCGGCCGACGAGGCCGAGGACGGTGACTACACCGAGGCCATCGTCATCATCACGAACAAGCGCGACGTCGCCAAGGCGGTGTCGAACCCGGCGCCGAAGGGCGACCGGCCGGTGGTCTACTTCCCGTGGGACGTGGTGCCGGGCCGCCTGCATGGCCGCGGGCTGTGCGAGAAGGGCTACAAC